ATTATATAATGAAAGAATTGTATGTTCATTTGTTTCACATTTTAATTGTTGGAACCCTGTTCTTGTATGTAGGAATTAAATCAACAAACACGCCAGCATTTATGTATCCAATTTTGCTTACTCTAGGCATTTTTATAATTTTGTATCATTCATATAAGACATATCTTAAAGTTAATGCTGGCAAAAATCCATGGGTAAATTTAATCCATATACTTATTGTTGGACCATTGTTAATTTACATTGGCTACAACAACAAAACTACTCCTAGATCGGCTTACGAGTTATTATTAATGTTAGGTTTTGCCGCAATAGGATATCATGGATATTATGCCGTTGCAAACGACTAATATTAGCAAGCCATGTCAACCCATTTTTTATTTACAACCGATTCAACACTTTCTAGAGCTCCTTGAGTCCATCCTTGATTCATGCTAATCATTTCTCCCACAACAAGCATTCCTGGCATTGGATTCTGCGCTTTCTTAATAAAGTCTTTTCGGTTTTTAAACGAACTTTGAAGCGGTTCGTAATAATGAGTGCCAATTGGCCAATAATAATCCTTAATAGCAATTAAATTAAGCGCGCCTTTAGGAATTCCAACTGCTTCTTCCAGTAACTCACAAAAATAGTCTCTATTTTTTTGAGTATTTGTTAATCTATCTTTTAAATACTTTGCATCTTCGTTGTCGGTGTACGCGATCATATAAACTCCTCTATCTGGGTCCATTGGTATAATTTTTTTTAGAGGACCTGGAACAATGGTGTAGCCGGAAACATATTGTTTCATAATTTCGGCAGATGATTTGGTAAATTTGCCATATAAACGCAAGAAGGTTTGTCCATGAATTTGTTGATAAATGGGGAACCCTGGTAGTAGTTTTAAAACGCTGCTTATAGTAGTCGCCAAAATCACTTTATTGCATGAATATGATTTTCCCCTATCAGTGTGGACAACAAAGTTACAAGGCAACGTCTCTTCTACATTGGTTACAAAACTAGAACAATGTATATTTTTATAGCCAATCTTTTTTGCGATGGTTTCAATTAATAATTTCCACGGTATGTGAAGCGCTGTCCATTTTTCAAAGTTGTCTTCAAGGCCGTAATGATATAATGTGTCATAGACGTCTTCATTTTCATAATCAGTATAACCCAAGCAAATAGTAAGACTCTTATATAATTCATTACCTAAAATGGATACTGCAAATTGTTTGAATGTTTTCCGAACTGGCGCGTTTTGTGATTTTTCTTTAAGTTGTTTTTTTAATATATTAATTATCTTTTTAACGTTACATGGCGGAGAAATTGTTTGCGCTGGTTTAGGCGCTACCTGAAACTCATTGTAAGGCACTTTTAGTTCTCTCAATAATTCAATTAATAAATAATCCTTTTCTTTGCGACCCACGCCCGCACCAGTTACAATTTGTGTCCCTTGGAACATTTCGTTTCCTAATCTTCCACCGAGCCATTGTTTTTTATGTCCTTCAAGAACTAATAGCTTTGTTTTTGGTGCCATTTTGAGAATTTTATAAGCGCTATAAAGACCTGATATTCCACCTCCAACAATAATTATATCATATTTATTGTGCACTGACATATAAATATAATAGATAATCTTTTTTGTTTAACGACGCTTTAGGGTTTTTTTCTTTCCAATCATTATTTTTTTTTCTGTTTTTTTTAATTCAAGCTTTCTTCCGTTTTTGCATTTAAATTTTCCACGAGACAGTCCCTTTCTATTTAAAACTGTTTTAGTGCAAACTCCTATAGCCTTTGCTTCATTGGTTGGTGCTACCTTTTTTATGCAAGAACAAAGTTTTTGCGATAATATATTTTCAGCGGCTTCTTTTAACTGTATTCCTCTTTTAGGAATTTCTAATCCATAATATGAAAGTATCTTTGAATAATCAGAATTAGTTATTTTATAAGGCATCTAGTTTAGACTATGTAAATATTTTTTTTATAGTTTAAAAATAAAAATTAATAGCTAAATTAAAACTATAATGGATTTTGTTATAACAGAAACTAATGAAAGCACTTTTGAAAATAATGAAATAAATGATGAAACAATCAAAAGCAATATCCCTAAGCGTATTTTTCAAACGCACAAATCCATTCAATACATTCAAAGCAAACCAACTTTACAACGAGCGATAAACTCTTGGAGGAGGTTTGTTCCTGAATTTGGGTATCATTTTTATACCGATGAAATGTGTGATGAATTTATGAAAACTGAAATGGTTGAAGAATTTGGAGAAGAAATTTATGAAGCTTATAATCGTGTTCCCATTTCCGTAATGAAAGCTGATTTGTGGAGATATTGCATCATATATAAATATGGTGGAATATATGCAGACACTGACGCAGTTTGTCTTTGTGATCCAAATATGTTCACATTATATGAAACTCAACTTGTATGTTCACCTGAAAATTCAACTCACTTATGTCAATGGACTTTTGCAGCTCCCGCAAATTCACCATTATTAAAGTCTATTATTGAATTATCTGTCAAAAGAATATTAACAATCCCTTTAATTAAAGGCGAACATGTGATTCATTATTTAACTGGACCGGGCGTGTTTACAGATGGTATTGACAAATATTTGCACGAAAATGATATGAAAACCTTTAATGATAAGAAAAAATATTATCTTTATAAAAACCCGACAATGATTTGTTTCATGGAGGAGCGTTTTCACCAAACAATGATTCATCATTTATTCACAGGACAGAACGAAGATGGATGGACTCGCGAAAGATATGAGAAACTTATGTAAAATAAGATTAACTTGTTGTTATTTATTTGTAAATTTTTCTATAAGTCCACAGCGTTGAATAGTGAGATATTTTTTGATTTTTATCTTGCTCACAATAATAACCATTATACATTTTTAAAATAGCGACATTTCTATAGAGAATAAACTTATCGCCGGTTGGTTTATTCCAAATGTGTTCAAGTTCTATTTCTCTTCTCTCTGCATCCCACACAAATCTAGCAACCAATCCAGGACCCGTTGGGTCTACACAACTTTCGCCATAATATTTATTTTTTACATTTTCCACAATCTGATTTATGCAATTAAGACATGTTTCATTTTTTGGTTTTACTGCTATTAATGCATTGTAAATATTATGTCCATCAATATCAAAAACCCAGTGTTCTTTCTCGGTTAATTCAATAAAATGAAAAGTATTAATACAGTTATATTTTATGTCCAAATATATTCCACCTGTAATATATAATACACAATAACGCCACAAATCAGCTTTATAAGCTCCAGGAATTATATTATCAAATGCATTTAAAACATTAGCATCAAAATTGGCAGCAATAAAATTTCTACAGTCGTTGTCGTCAAATAAAAAATGTTCAAACCTTGGATGTCTTTTTTTCATCCGATCAACTGCAAGTTTCATCTTTTCGGGCAATTCTTTGCTGTGCCACGTTTGATAAATCTTTAAGGGAATTACACTATTATATTCTGATTTTTTATTTGTCCTATAATTGTGAATGCGGTTAAGTTGATTTTTTAACGCATTTGCTTTCGCATCAACAGAATCCTTAATGTCTTGAGCTGAATATATAAATTTTTTGCCAACAATTCCTGACAACATTTAGATTTGTAATAATCTCTGTTAATAAAATAATTTTGAATAAATAACTATTTTATTAATTTTTAAAATATACATTTATTTTAGATGCCTAACAATAAAAAAAAAATAGTTGTATTTGATCTTGACGAAACCCTTGGATATTTTGTAGAATTGGGAATATTTTGGGACTCATTACATAACTATGCAAAAAGTATAAACGTTGATATAAAAAAAATATTTACAGAAGAGTATTTTAACAACGTTCTAGATATATTTCCCGAATTTATTCGCCCAAATATTATCTCAATACTTCAGTATGTAAAAGTTAAAAAACAAACAAAACAATGCCAAGGAGTTATGATTTACACTAACAATCAAGGTCCTAAAGAATGGGTGCACTTTATTATAAATTATTTTGAGAATAAATTAAAATATAGATTGTTTAATCATATTATATCTGCATTTAAAGTTAATGGAAAAACACTAGAATTTTGCAGAAGAAGTCACGATAAAACTATAAAAGACTTTATGCGTTGTTCAAAATTGCCAGAGAATGTAGATGTATGTTACTTGGATGACACTTACTACCCTGAAATGAATGCAGAGAATGTTTATTACATTAAAATAAAACCATATACTCACGATTTGCGGTTTGACTTAATGATTCATAGATTCATTCGCGACGATGTTTCAAAAATGCTAATTTCTGGATCACACACGGAAAAAGATTTTTCTGATTTTATGAAAGAAAATATGACTAAATATGAATTTATTTACAATGAAAAAAGTAAAGATGAGTATGATATAGATAAAATTATAACAAAAAA